AACCGGGTGAGAAGAGCCTGCGCGGCCGCAGGGGTGGAGCTGAAGTGCTTCATCGTCACCAGCGACATGGACGGAAAGACAGGGGAGTATGTCCGCGTCCACCATCATGTCATCATCAACGAGGAGGCTCTGGAGATCGCTGTGGGCAAGTGGAAACTGGGCAGCACCCACCACAAGGCTCTCCGTGGCGATCTTGACCGCACAGAGCTGGCGGCCTATCTCCTCAATCAGGTTCGCCGCCTCCCCGACGAAAAGAAATACATAGCAAGCCGCAATCTGATCATCCCTCAGCCCAAGGACAGGATCGCCGTCAATGAGGCTGAACTGAAGGTCCCCAAGGGTGGGCAGCTGCTCCACCGTGCGGAGTATAAACCCGGCCAACCTCAGTACATCCGCTACATCGTTCCAGAGGTGGGGAAGATCCGACGAGAGCAGGAGCAGGGAAATCCGGGTGGAGGCTCTGGCCGGAAGAAAAAGCGACAACCTAATGCGGGATAAGACCGTCACCGTTAGGTGGCGGCTTTTGTGCTGCCCGGTTTTTGCGATATGACATCGCGCGCATAGGGGGGCGTACTCTCTATCGGGCGCGCGAAGACGGCAGCCTTCTTGTGACAACTGGATACGGATCAAGCGGGGCTTTATGGGGCGCCGCTTCGCGCGCGTACGCGGGCGCACGCGCGAGGAAAACCGGGAACCCTTGATAACACAGGGGATTCCCGGTTTTTAAGTTGACGATTCAAATACGATTTGTTGTTGTAAAATTATGTCAACTGGAACAGATGACCGACAGGAGGTGCGGGCCGTGAAGAAGGAGTGAGAGGACGTGGGACGATGGAAGATCTACAAGACGGCAAAGAGTCTGGAACGGGGCGTGGAGAGCTACTTCCGCAAGATCAGCCGCACGGAAACGGTGACAGAGCCCATAGGCACAGGCAGGCTTGACCGCTATGGCCACGAGATCATGGAGTGGCGCCCGGTGCTCAACGATGACAGAGAGGAGATCCGCCGCCTGGTATACCACGTACCTCCGACCAGAGGTGACCTATGCACCCATCTGGGAATCAGCCGGGACACGTGGCGAAGATACTGCGACCCGGCGGAGAACCCTAAGTTTGCAGAGATCACCCAGTGGGCCGAGGACCAGCTAATTAACTGGCGCGACGGACAGCTCCACATTCGCGATGACAAGCATATCAAGGGGCTGATCCACGACATGGCGATCAACTACGGAGCCGCGGAGCGAAAGAGCGTGGACGTGAACATGGCCGGAGGGCAGGATCTGAGCGAGCTGAGCGAGAGCCAGCTGCGGATGATGCTGGCCAGGGCGGAACAGGAGGGCGGCCGTGGTAAGCGCAGCTGACATCCGGGCAGAGCTGGCCCGGCGGGAGCTGGCACGGAGAAGCTATCTGGACTATCTGACCTACGTCAACGGCCGGGGATGGAAGAAGACACGCTTTGCCCAGTACCTTGCCTGGGAGCTGGAGCGGTTCGTGGAGAGCGACACCGGAAACGCCTACGACATTCTCATTGTGGAGAGCCCGCCCCAGCACGGAAAAAGCATGACCGTGACCGAGGCGCTGCCCAGCTACTGCCTGGGCAGACACCCCAACTGGCGGGTGATCCTGGCCAGCTACAATGATGAGACGGCGGAGCGGTTTGCCCGGCGCAACAAGGAGAAGCTGCGCCGCTACGGCGGAAAGCTGTTTGATGTGGAAATGCGGGGCGTGAACCGGGCCAGAGAGTTTGAGGTGCAGGGCACCCAGGAAAGGCGGGGGCAGCTCCTCAGCCGCGGCATCCGATCCGGCATCACCGGCAACCCCGCGGATCTGATGATCATTGACGACCCCATCAAGAACCGTCTGGAGGCGGACAGCCCAACCTTCCGCAACCAGATCTGGGGTGAGTGGCTCAACTCACTAAAATCCCGTCTGTCGGCGGGGGCCAAGGTGGTGGTCATTATGACCCCGTGGCACGAGGACGACATGGCCGCAAGATTGCTGCAGACGGAGGATCACGTGCGACTGATTCGCCTGCCGGTGGAGGCGGAGGAGGGCGACGCGCTGGGCAGAGCGCCGGGCGAGAGCCTGTGCCCGGAACTTGGCAAGGACCGGAAATGGCTGGAGCAGTACCGGGAGAGCTACCTGAGCGACCCGGAGGGCGGCCCCAGAGCCTGGAGCGCGTTATACATGTGCTCGCCCAGAGCGGAGGGCGGCAATATCGTGAAGCGGGAGTGGTGGAAACGCTACGACCCCGGACAGGTGGGCCGGTTTGCCACCCAGGTCATCAGCGTGGACGCCAGCTTCAAGGGCGCGGAGGTCAACGACTTTGTCTCCATACAGGTGTGGGGTAAGCTGGGCGCGGACTACTACCTGCGCTACTGCCTTAACCAGCATCTGGACTTTCCGGGCACTCTGGCGGCCATACGCACGGTGCGGCGGCTGTACCCGGAGGCCAGGGCGGTGCTGGTGGAGGACAAGGCCAACGGCAGCGCCGTGATCCAGACACTGCAGAAGGAGATGTTCTGCATCCCCATCAACCCTCTGGGCGGCAAGGAGGCCCGGGTACACGCGGTGAGCCCCGCCATCGAGAGCGGGCACGTGTATGTGCCGGAGGGTGAGCCGTGGGTGGCAGCCTTCATCGACCAGTTCACCGCCTTCCCGGCGGGCAAGAACGACGACATGGTGGACGCCGCCAGCCAGGCGCTGACATACCTCATTCACGCAAACGGACAGCTGCCGGCGGCGCAGGGGCCCAGATGGGACGAGGCCGAGGTGCTGACAGGAGAGGACATTTACAACGTATACGGAGGGTAATACCCCTGTGGACATAGGAGGAAGACATGGAAGACAACCACATGAACAACATCACCACCGAGGAGAACGAAGCTTTCCTGCCCCAGGGCTGGGGGGAAAACGACGATATCTTTGCCGACCCCGGTACCTGGACCGGCGCCGCTCCTGCTGACGAGCAGGTGGAGACGCCGGAAGAGACAACCGGGGAGGCCCCGGCGGATACGGCCGGTGAGCCTGCCCCTACCCCTGGGCAGGAGAAGGCCGACGATGCTGACGCCGCGCAGCCGGAGGCTGCTCCTACCACTGAGCAGGCAAGCGGCGGCGAGGACAATAAAAAGCTCAAGTTCAAGGCCCGCGTGGACAGGGAGGACCTGGACGTGGAAATGGATGAGAGCGATCTGCCCGCAATGTACCAGAAATCTCAGAACCACGACCGCATGAGCAAGCGCCTGTCGGACGCGGACGCCGAGGCCAAGAGTCTGGGCTTTGCCGATGTGCAGGACATGCTCAAGCGTATGGCCGCGGCCCGGCAGGAGAGCGAAGTGAAGCGCCTGACCGATGACGGCGTCCATGAGGATGTGGCCAGAGACCTGGTGCAGAGAAAGATGTCAGTCCCGGAGCAGAACAAAGAACCGGCCCAGGAGCCTACCCGCGACCAGAGCCGGCGAGACTACCAGTCTGAGATCCAGGAGCTGACCCGTGCTCACCCGGAACTGGTGGGCAAACAGCTGCCGGATGAGGTGCTGCGGGAGGCGATGAACGGCAAGAACATGTCCGTCGCCTACGCCGAGTACGGCATGCGACAGGCACAGGCGGAGGCGGAGAGCCTTCGCAAACAGATGGCAATTCACAACCAGAACGCCGCTGCGGCGGCCAGAGCCCCGGTGAAGGGCACCGTCGGAGGCGGCGCCCCTGACACCAAGCCGGCGGATCTGTTCCTGCAGGGCTTCAATTCCGACTATTAAGAAAGGACGATGAAATATGGCAGTTATCAACTACGCAAGCAAGTACGCCGACAAGGTGGACGAGAGATTCCACAAGGAGTCCCAGGCTATGCTGGCTCTGAACAGCGACTACAAGTTCACCGGAGTCAAGACCGTCAACGTTTACAGCATCCCTGTTGTGGGCATGAACGACTACCAGCGCAGCGGCACCGGCCGCTACGGTACCCCCAACGACCTGAGCACCAACGTGCAGGAACTGACCATCAAGCGCGACCGCGCATTCACCTTTATCATCGACAAGGGCGACAAGATCCAGAGCCAGATGGTGCTGGAGGCCGGCAAGGCTCTCAGCCGCCAGACCCGCGAGGTGGTGATCCCCGAGTTCGACACCTATGTGTTCCGCACTCTGGCTGCCGCTGCCTCCCGAGCCGGCGGCTACAGCACCACCAAGCTGGACAAGAACAACGCCTATAGCGAGTTCCTGAAGGGCATGGAGTATCTGGGTGACAACAACGTGCCCGACAGCGGCCGCGTTTGCTTCTGCACCTACGGCTTCTACAACTTGATCAAGCAGGACAGCGCCTTCGTCAAGTACGGCAACGCCAGCCAGGAGATGCTCAAGCGCGGCGAGCTGGGTGAGGTGGACGGCTGCAAGCTGGTGCGCGTTCCCAGCTCCCGCCTGCCTGCAGGCGCCGCATTCCTAATCACCCACAAGATGGCCGCCTGTGCCCCTAAGCAGCTCAACGAGTACAAGATCCACGACAACCCTCCTGGCATCAGCGGTTGGCTGGTGGAGGGCCGCCAGATCTACGACTGCTTTGTGCTCAACGAGAAGGCCAAGGCCATCTACTACCACGGCAAGCAGCCCGTGCTGAAGAACCTGCTGGTGGGTACCGCCGCCACTGCGGTGGGCAAGACCACCATCCAGGCGCTCAGCGAGAAGGAGGGCGCCAAGCGCTACTACATGACCGCTGAGGATCGCACCGGCCTTGCTGAGGTGGCTCACGGCACCGCTATCACCACCGGTGAGTGGACTGAGCTGGTGGGCAGCGAGATGCAGATCGCGCCCGCAGCTGGCCACACCGTGGTCCGCGTGGTTGAGGTGGACGACGAGAACAAGCCTATCGCCTCCGGCGATGCCGTGCTGAATATCGGCTAAACGGAGCGCAATGCAACAGGGGGTCCTGCGGGATCCCCTGTTTTTGATAGAAGGAGGAATGGATAGTGAGTGAGATCCTGCTGGGCGCTCTGGGAGCGCTGCTGGCGGTTGCTCTGGTTGCGGCAGGCGCAGCCATGGGCTGGATGGTAAGCAAGATGCTCGGCGGCACGCAGAGCAAGCCGAAAGAGCCGGGAGAGGCGGAGCGGCGGCAGCTGATGGAGGAGCAAAAGGCTTTCCGGCAGCTGCTCAACTACAACGTGGAGACCGCCTACGGCATGAACCGGGGCATGGAGGAGGACGGTGAGCAGAAGTGAACTATGACAAGGACCGGGTGACTAAGGCCTGGGAGCGATACGAGATGGGCCGCAGCTACAACAACCGGCTGGCGCCCAACCAGTATGAGCTGGTGAACACCAACATTGAATTCTTTGCCGGAAACCAGTGGCTCCACCTGCCCGCCACCGCGGCCATGGCAAAGCTTCCCAAGCCGGTATTCAACATCATTAAGCGTGTGGCAAGCCTGTTTGTGGCCAGCCTCACCAGCTCGGCTGCAAGCGTCAGCTTTGAGGAACTGAGCTATTACAGCTCCAGCGAGCTCCACGGCGAGGTGGGCGGCAGCACCGGCGAGGACCAGGAGAACGCAGCTGCCGTAGCTACAGCGGAGGTGCAGAACCTGCTGGAGAAGTTCAAGATGGACTACCGCATTCGTGAGGCGTTGTTTGACGGAGCGCAGACCGGCGATTACTGCGCCCACTTCTGGTGGGATCCGGAGGCCATCCCCTACGGCGGCGCCTTTGGCAGTTACCGCGGTGAGATCTGCATGGAGCTGGTGGACGGCATCAACGTGATGTTCGGCAACCCAAACACGGCGGATGTGGAGCGGCAGCCCTACATTCTGATCATGGGCAGAGACACCACAGAACGGTTGGCAGCTGAGATGAAGAGTCACAAAGAGGATGTGGATCCGGACGCTGAATACCAGGAAATGGCGGGCATCGGCGGCCAGACGGAGCTGGAGACCGACGGCAAAAACGGCAAGGCCCTCTATGTGATCATGTATGAAAAGAAGGGCGGAACGGTACATGTGACCAAGGCCACACGCACCTGCACCATCTACGAGGACATCGACACCGGCCTCAGCCGCTATCCCATCGCCTGGGGCAACTGGGAGAAGCAGAAGAACCAGTACCACGGCAGAGCGCTTGTCACCGGCATCATCCCCAATCAGATCTTCATCAACACCATGATGGCCCTGGTGATGCGGCACCTGCAGCTGGTGGGCTTTCCCAAGACGGTGTACAACGCGGACCTCATTGGCCAGTGGAGCAACGAGGTGGGACAGGCTATCGCCGTGCGGGGTATGATGCCCGGACAGAGGATCGCGGACGTAGCGGAGAATCTGCGGCCGGCAGACATGTCCAACCAGATTATCATGGTGATCGACAAGGCTGTGGCTATGACTAAAGATTGCCTGGGTGCCACAGACGCTCAGCTGGGCAACGTGAAGCCCGACAATACCAGCGCACTCATGGTGCTGCAGAGCAGCGCGGAGGTGCCGCTGGAGAACACCAGGGCGGGTATGTACGAGTGGCTGGAGGATATCGGCGCCATTCTGCTGGACATGATGGGCACCTACTACGGTGTGCGCCCGGTGGTCCGGGAGCGCAGCTTTGATGAGCTGATGATGAACGGTGCTGGTGTGCCAATGATCAATCCGGTATCCGGCCTGATGGAGATCAACACCGTGGAGCGCCGGGTGGCGGAGAGCTTTGATTTTACAAAGTTCAAGAACCTATGGTTCAACACCCGGGTGAATGCCGGCGCCACCACCTATTACAGCGAGATTGCCATGGTGCAGACTCTGGACAACCTGCGCCGGGACGGTGTATTGGAGGTCGTGGACTATCTGGAGCGTATCCCCGACAAGCTGATCCCCCGGAAGGCGGAGCTGATTCAGGAGCTGAAAAAGAAAGCCACGGAGCAGGCGGGGCAGATGGCAATGAACGCCGCGCCCAAGGGCGCTGCCATGGGAGCCTCCGCCAAGGCGGATGCAATTGTTGGTGGTCCTGTCAGCGAGGACAAGGCGGTGGCGGGTTTGCCGGCAAATATGCAGACCAAGTACGGCACCATGCCGGACAGCGCCAAGAGCGCTCTGCGGCAGTTGGGCGCTATGGGACAGCGGTAAGGGGGGAACGGTATGAACTACAAATGGGCGAAAGATTTTGTGCTGCAGCTGCTGAATCAGTACAGCGTGGCAGGCAGCCGGGTTGAGGAGAACTACAACAACCAGGCGGACTATCTGGGAAAAATCCCTAAACTGCTGGATGACGCACAAATCTATGTAGCCACCGGATCCGGCAAGATCCGCACCATTACCAACACG